CACTCTTCATCCGATACATTTTCATCAGAAACATCTCTAACATCTGTAATAATCCAATCATCATTTATAGTTTCACCACTTAAATTTTCTAAAATTAAATTCCCTTCTTCTTCGCTTAGTTTAGGAATATACTTATCATTAAATTCTTCGTGAGTTTTACAGGGCATATAATAGGTAACCCCATCAACTTCGTGTTCGTGATATCCTTCGCACCCTATTGATTTAGAAATTTTTTCAGCTTCCTCTATTGTTTCGTAAGCAGTTTTACCATCTATCTGCTTACTCATCTCAATCCCTGTCTCTTCCTCTATATCCTCTTTATCCTGTAAGGTCTTATCAACCTCCGTAAATTCTAACGGTTGTAAGGTTATAAAGTATAGATTTAAGCTGATATCATTGTAAGCAAGTAGTTTATCAAAGCAATCAATTAAAAGTTCTTGAAAAGGTCTAATAACAGTATTATCCATTAACAAGGATGCGGTCTTAATCTCATCTGCGTTATTTCCTAAACCAACACCGTCTTTTATTCCTAAAAGCATTGGTGAAACTACTCGGTGAGCAACTAAGATCTTCTGTGTAGACTCCGAAGATAAGAATTGGTATTGGTTGTGCGCATCTGATATTTGAATCGGAGTAACATCTGCTGCAGTTTCCTTATCTGAGTTAAAACTTAAAATAAATTTACCCGCATTAGAACTCCCCGAAAATTTCATTGCTATTTTACTTTCTAGTAATTCCCTTTCTTCTTGATTAGGAACACCGTTATTAAAGTTAATTAGCATATTAGGAGACAACCCATTCATTATATTATTAATGTGGAAGTTGCTTATTTCCTCTTCAAGCTGTGCGTATTGAATCCCTCCTTGATAGTCTACAGGACTATAATAATAAAAACCCGCTCTATAAGGTTTAATATAATAAATCTCAATACTTTCTTTAGATTTTCCGTAAGCGGGAATCCTTAAAGGTTTCTCACTAGGTTTAATATTTGCCCAATCCTTAAAATAATAATAAGCGGGAATATCACCTTCACTATCAGCTTTCTCTGCCCTTAAGGTTTCGATAGGCATATGCGATAGTTCAACAATTCTTGATCTATTTTTAGAATAGATTACTTGTATTGCAGCTTGACCCATTAACTTAAGATCGTAACAAACCTTCATTACGCAATCCTTGTGAAATAATGAAATCATTTCGGCATACTGATCGGGTTTTCTATTAGCATTAGTTGCTCCTAATCCTTTACCGTAGATAGCTTGACTTATTCCATTGATAGCTGCATTATTTGTAGGACTTCCGTTATATCTATCAATTAGATATTGGAAATAATTATTATCCTCTCCGTAAGCAACCCAATCCTTATTAGCAACTTCAACTATTTCGGGGGATGTGTAAGTGTTAAGATTTACAATACCGAAGGAAGATTTATTTACACTAACTCCTTTAGGCAAGTTCTTGTTCTTTTTCATATAACTATATATTCATTGTTAAAGGAATCATCAGTTGTAAATTCTCCCTCATTTAGTTTGTAGTAATCATTATTTATTTGATTAATTGTTTGATTAGTACAAAACATTCTGTCTTTAAATATTATATTCGTTCCAGATACTAATTTAAAATCGTAAAAATGATTCTCTACTAAAACAGGAGAAAAAGTATTTTGAAAAGTAATATAATTCCCCGAAACACTTGCTCCTGTTATCGTGTAATTAACACTGATATTTGTTGAGTCATCTCTTATAGTCATTGTAAATGTGTTTAAAGAGTAATCCCTCGGGATTAAATTAAATGTCTGAGCGGTTGCCGATGTTGTTACTATCACCATAACTAAGTAACGATCTTTTTCCTATATTTTGTTTTAAGAACCACACCCAACACAATCAATTTCGGAAGAACTAGGTTTAGAACCATTTATTTTCATTTTAAGGTTGTGAATTTTGTCTCTTATTTTCATATCGTTAAAAAGGTTTCCTGTTAATTGAGTTTCTAAAGTTTGTATTTGATTGTGTAGTTCTTGCATTTTTATAATAGAATTTGAAGTTAAAAAAATAGATATTCTTTTACTCTAAAGTAAAATAAAGCAAAAAAAAAGCACCCCCTATAAAGGGATGCTTCTTTAATAAAATAATAATTATTAAGGAAGAGAGGGAATTCCTACAGGTGTAGGGTCAATAGGACTAGCTGCTGCTGCTACTCCCGCTCCCGATTGTACGAAATAAGGAGCTTGCTCCTCCATTCCTTCCATTACGAGAGTAAAACCGCTTAAATCACCCGCTGCACTTCCCGTTACTATTGAACCCGAACTAGCATCCATTCCATTTTCGTATCCACAAAGGAATAAATGCCCGTAATAATCCTCAACTATTACTACGGGTCTACCCGCTACAATTAGTTGAATTTGGTTCTTAGTTAAATTGTCTAAGAAAGTTAATGTAAGATTCAATGTCTGAGTATAGAAAGTTGTTCCATTTTCTCTGCTACTTGTTATCGTAGTTTCTAAGCTAGAATTTCCTTTACACTCGTATTGATAAAAATCGGGAGATCCCGTAAATCCCGTTACTTCATCCAAAGTTGCGGGAGTTGTATCAAATTGTGCAACAACTGGAAAGTTAGCAAAATATACTGATTTTACTCCTCCAAATGCACTTTTACAGGGTAATAATCTCCCTGCGGTTACGTTACAAGCCATAGTTTTTTTTAGTTTAAAATAAAAAAAGGTAGATAGATTTTACCACCTACCTTTTTCTATATAGTTTATAATTTATTAAGCGTAGAATACAATGTCTTGTCCAATTCCTATTTGGGCACCAGCTGAATACCTCATTATAAATCTGACATTTTGGCTGCCATCGATATCTTGCATATCAATAATTTTAACCTCATTCATATTGTTAAGTAATCCTGTTCCAAAGAATAGGTTACTTCTCTGCGCTGCAATCATCTTATCATTAGAAAGACCGGGAGAAACAAAAATCTTAACTCCATTTACGGTTAAAGATCCGTTATTCCACCATTGCGTTCCCATATTATTTACACCGTTAGCACCTAAACCCGCTGCTGCGAATCCACCTAATGCTTGAACGTAAAATTTAGCAATACTTGAAGGAACATAAATAAATAAATCTTCCTTGCCGTACAATGCAGCGGGAATCGCATCAACTACCTTAGAAAGTTCTGCAACTACGTTTGCGCTATCTACACCACCTCCTACTGCGGCAACATCTACAACTGTATTATCAGCTGCTAATAAAACTTCGTATCCATCAAACTCTCCTACGTTTGCAGTGACTCCTTTAAACAAAGTATTCTCTGTTTTCTGAGCAACCTCTGCAGCAACGTGCGCTATCATAAAATCACTAAACTTAGGAGGTAATGTTTGTGACATTCCGTATCCCATTGACTGCGCTTCCCAATCACTCACAAAATCTTTTTTGCAAAGTTGCAAATTGACTTGAAATTCATCGGGTTGAAGGATAGTTTCCGTTAACGTAACCGAACTATTTGCATTAAAGTCACAAGTGGCATCAGATACTAAAGCACCTGTGTCTAATTTCTTAATAACTTCTTTAAAAGCAATATTTGGTTTTACGGTTACACCTCCATCATTGATAGTACTCGCAGACAATAATGCTGCTGCAATGTACTCTCCCGCAAACTCACCCGCATAGGTGGTTGTAATGTTAGTTGTTGTTCCTAATTCTACTCTTTTTAAACTCATTCTTTTTATATTTTATAATTTATAATTATGCCTCAGATGCCCAAATACCTACACCGCCAATGATGTACCATTGAGTCAAAGCTACTGCTCTAAGGATAACATAGTCACCTTTATTTGCGGTTGCTTTTGTATTTACAAAATCTTTATCGACTACTCCACTAGCTACTGAATCAGCTGCAGCGTTTGCGATTGTTCCGTTTATTCCATCTACTGCGTTTGGAGATAAAGTGATTGTATTATTTCCATCTGCTCCTGTATTTCTAAAAAGAAATGTTGCGCCTAAATTACCCGCTTCTATTTTAGGAAGGGTAATAGTTAATGCATCTGTTGCTACGTTCTGATCTGCGTCTGCTGATCCCGCATCGATAGATGCTGATGCACTAATTGTAGACTGCAATGCTTGAACATAAACAATATCATTCGATGTTGTGCTTGTTGTACTCATTTTATATTAGTTATTTTGTTTAAAATTGTATCTAGTGTTGTATTAATTCTATTTTGAGAATAGACAAACTTCATTGCGTTTGTGCTTTCTCCTTCGGGATTGTGTTTAATAGCTTTAGCTGCGGGTTCAGTCGAAAGTTTTTCCTCAACTTCTTTTTCAATATCCTCCTTTACTTCTTCTTTAAACTCCTCTTTTACCGTTCTAGATTTTAAAGTGTTTGCATCATCAGATGCCTCTACTTTATCTTTCTTTAGATCAGCAATAGCATCCTCAAGGTTTTGAATCCTTTTTTCCATTCCTTCCCAATCTCCAACTTCAGCCATTTTTTTATCGTATCCCATCTCATCTTCTTCAGCTAGATCTTCATTACCTTCTTCTAAATCTTCAGTAGTTTCTTCATCCTCTTTTTCGGGGACTTCATCACTTACTTCTCTAACATCGGAAATAATTCCTTCCTCTTCAGAGACTAATAACCTACCATCTTCAAGTAAATACTCTCCAACAGGCAAGGCTACTTTTTCATCGTCAGTAATAATAAAGATTTCTTTACCTTTTTCAAATGATTCTGCTTCAACAACAGTTCCATTTTCTAACTTCATCTCCTCGAGTTTTACCTCAATATTCAAAAGCGTTTTAATTTGATTAACTATCTCATTTGACTTCATACTTAACTTACGTTTAATTGAAATTATTTTGCATTTTCGTTTTTTATTTTCTACGAACCACTCCCTGTTACATTTCCAATACCTTGATTTATCATTGCTCCTTTACAACACTTTTTAGAATACGTGTTTTTGTTTTGACATAGACACGCTCTAGTGTTTGACTTAGGTGAGGATCTACTAGGTAAGACTGATCTTCTGTTGATTCCTTGCATTATTTTTTTTCTAATTGTTTAATTTTTCTTAATGACCAAGACTTAGCTGATTTACCTCCCCAAAGGAGAAAAGATATAGTTCCACAAGCCTTTGTGTCAGATGGATCATAATAGGCTTCTGCTCTGCTTAAATAAGAATACATTCTTTTAATTGTTTGTAAAGAAATGGGTTTTCCTTGTGCTAATTGTTGCGCTCTTATTTTTCCGACATCTGTTGCGCATTTATTATTTACTTTTTTATTTAACTCAATGCCCCTTTTAGCGTTATTCTTTACTGCTGATGGGTAATCTGAATAAGATTCCATTTCTATTTTGTCATCAGT